AAAATACAGGATACATAATAATAAAACTTACATACAATTATTAAAAGGAAATTAACCTACTGATGAGGCAGAACGTTTTCCCTCAACATGTTTGACACCCACTTTGCAAAACTTTCTACGTCTTGGAACTCTTCGCTCTCTACCCTCTCAATCAGCACATTAAAGGCTTCCACAGCAGCATCCATCTCCTCATCTCCCGCTACAATTTCTTCTGATGGAGTTCTGAACATTCTTGTCCCCCTCAAGAACTTTGTCATAGGATGAACATGCATCCATTTTAACCAATCAATGAGGTCGTTACCGAACTGACCTTCCCCAACATGACTCTCTCCTCTGATAATTTCCATAAATTTCCAGGCATCAACACCACCCTCAGCACGCCTAGCATAAAGAGAAGTTACTCCAGATAAGAAATTCTTGAAATTCTCCACATGCTCCATGACCTCATTATATTCCTCCATGACAACATGCTCTTTAAATTTTCTCCATGGCGCCACTTGTGGAAAGGGTATTTCCTCACCCTCATTCCTGAACTGAGACAAGAACAGAACGTCCTCTACATTGGCGGGGCCGACACCAAGCCTTTTGATCTGTTGGATGATAATATATCTCATTAATAGGTGATTTACATTATGGTGATTCCAGGGATTATCAACTATCATTGAAGCAACAGCTGCCTCATATATCTCCAATTTATCATGGACTCCTTCGGGCCAAAGGAGCTTTTCAAGATTATCAGCGGCTGGCCTGATTGGTCTGCCATTCTCCAACCAATAGCAGGAGAGAAACTTCGGCTTCCCCTTGAATCTATACTCCCACCGATGTGATTTGCCACGACTAACATCCACTTCCAATTCATCATGGAATTCTATCCACTCTGCTTCATCGATTAATTTTGAGGTGCCTTCTGATAAATCAGTTCCTGGGGGGAAGCATGCCTGGAATTTTGAAACATGATAAGGCGGTCTGTGGATGAAGAAGTCCTCTTTAATTCCAGCTCTGAACCATTTATTGAGTATATCCTTCATTCTATTCAGCGCTCGGTCACCAGGATCCCTCATAAATAGAGTCAAATTATCATCACCAGCACATTTAGGAAATGAATTCTGATCAGACACTCCAATTTCGCGACAAGCCGCCCTAATATACAAAATATTCAGGGCGGTATCTAACCAACCCGTCCATAAAGATCCACTTGGAACCATTCCACTAATGCCGAAGACTCCCGCATTATCTGTTATCATTAACCTCTCAATCAAGGCCCTTCTCATCATAATACCATACGCCCGAAGTAATCTCTCTTCTCGGGGTGTTTTCGGGGTGAAACAAGATAACACCACATTGATTATGAATTCAATATCCTCAGCAGGTCTTTCTCTATCGAACTTACTCCAATCTAACTCAACGATAACGGCCGCCTCCTGGACTTCTTCCCACATAAAGTGCCAATCTGAACTTGCCCTGATAAGAGCATTCCTAAAACCCGACTCCCTCCTCAATCTGCCATGGAAACACTGAGAAGAGAGAATATTATAGAGTGGACTTGACGCCGCCTGTTCTAACGCATCCAACATCATCACAGCTCTCCCGTAGGTATCATTCACCATCATCTTTTCCAAAGCTTTTCTCTCTGTCATTAACTTAGTCCTGAAACCCACTCTAGCTGTCAGAAAGGGCAAGGTTGCATCAGAAACCTCATTATTAGCATAATAGTCATAGAATTGCCACATAACCTGTTCCAACAATGTCTTCAACCCATATTTTCCTTTAATACCGAACGCCCTAAGAAACGGGCCAGCAGTTGCATCATTATTAAAGTTCTTCATTTTGACAGATTCAGGTCCATCCGGGACCTTCTGATCAGTTGTTAGGAGGAGTTCTCTTCTAGCAGTTTCAATAGTAAAGCATTCATGAAGGTATTTCTCAGGGTTCATGAAGCTTGCATTACTCAGGAGTCTGAGGGCATCGGCGTTATTACCACCACCACGATACATAGAAGATGCTACATGCCAGTTACGCATCTCTCCCCCGCCGATGACACGCCTCACTCCTGTCTCAAATTTACTCCTGGCGACCGGTAGCAGACGGGCCTTCTCCGCGGCCCATTCTACGTAGACTTTTCCTCGGACCAGCCTGAACTCCTCGCTGGCCACGCCTTCCACGACCTCGATTTGCCGGCGGAGCCCGCGCTGCACCTTGATCCCCAGCTGACCCTTCTCCGACTTCAGCCACTCTGGCAGGAACAGGCTCAGGGGCATCCTGACGTTGTTCTCCCCCGGCTTGTTGGGCTTCCCCACCGGTATCATCTCCATCATCTCCAGCCTCCTCTGTAACGGCCGGCTGTGTAATCGCCTCACCACCGACTGCAGCCAGTAAGGCACGAAAAGTACTGGCCTGCTTCCTCTCATGAATCTGATCCAATTCCAAAATCTTGCCTCTCAAAAACTGCATTAGTTGCTGTTGAACGACTTCACCCTGAACAAATTCCTGCATATGACGCTGACGAACTTCATTACCGAATAAATCCACCGCCATTTTGATCCCGTCATCATTCCTAGGCAGTGGCACAACACCCTGCAAAGCGGCTCTTTGTGTGTAAAGATTGAAGGACCTCCTAGCAATCTCAGCAGCATTCAACTCATTATACATGCTGGCAGGAACCATTTCAGCATCAATAGCAGCCAGATCCAGACCCTTCTCAATCTCAAGACGCTGGATTTCACGTCTCAACTCAGCTATGGCTTCATCCTTCTCAACTCTTATTTCCTTTCTCTTACCAGATAGATCAGAAAGCTGTTGCTGTAAAACAGAAGCCCAGGCGACATCTGCAGCTGTAGTACCAGGTAGAACCTTCGCTTGTAATTTACGTGTACGATAGACAGTGGAAATGGCATTCTGACCACCCCGACTCTTCAACCATTCACAAACATTCACAACCTGTTGGACATTCAACTCCATCACAACATCGAAGACACGAGCACGGATCGCTTCAGTAAACAGAGGATTGATCACTCCCTGCTCAGCATGCGTCTGAAGAGGTTTCACAGCCTTGATGAACTGATCAGTAGTCATACCAACTTGATTGACCGCATCCACAGTGAATAACCCAACATTAACCCCACATTGAGCCAGAAAGGTAACAGCCTCAGTAATCCTAGCTTGATTCTCAGCAGGAGTATGCTGCCCAAAGTAGTAGACAGGTGGTTGGGGAAGAGGTTGGACAGGGCGAGGAGCACCGTTGCCGCCAGCATTTGCCATGACACCAGAAAAAGATGGTAACCTGCAAAACAATATTAGCGCACAAAACACAGGAGGAAAGCTAAAGAACGGAAG